AACACCACCAACAGAACCAGTACCGAAGAATTCGATATTAGAACCATTAATTTTAGTGTATTGAGGATAGTAGTTGTTAGCTGTTACAGAACCTGATTGTACAATTTCAAATGCTCTTACGCCATTTAAATCTGCAGTTGCAGGAGCTGCTACTGATAATTTTTTAATTCCACCAGCTGCTACTGAAGCTGATAAATCAGCATCATACTGAACATCTGCCCAAGATGCACTTGTGATTGTTGCTGCTAAAGAAGCTGCAGAATCATTGATTGTGTATCCGAAACGACCTGCTCCGTATAAACCACCTGTTGTAGCTTGAGTAGAACCTAATTTATTTCCTGCTGGAGATAAAGAATCTTTACCAAACTCACCACCATTACCAAACAAAGATGAACCAGAGAAATCTGGGTTACCTGGTTGTGTATTTGAATATTTGAAATCCATGTAGAAAATCAAACCTGAAGGTAAGTTCATTGGTTGAACTGAAACGAATTCTTTAGCTGCAATAGAACCGAAGATTCTTCTTACTAAAGGTAACGCTACACCAGCCCACTCTTCAGAACCTGCTGAAGCACCTGTCTTAGTTGATTCGTCCAATAATTGCTTAGCTTGGTTTTCTAATAACACAGCCATACCGTGCTTATTTGTTTCCGTACCAGAATTCTCTAACAAACCTGTTTTTTCCCACTTTGCTTTCAAACCTCTAGTTTGCTCAAGCATAATGCTTTGTGGGTTAGCACCTGTCATTAATTTTTTTAAGTCCATTTTAAATGAATTTATTTTTTTTGTTGTTAATTACTTAATAATACCTGCTAATTTCTTAAATCTTGCAGAGAAGTCAGCTGATTCAGCAATTACTTGCTTAGCTACTGCTTGTGCTGGCTTAGTAGATTTAACTGCTTTGCTAGCGATGCCTTCTGTGATTGATTTTTTGTTAGCTTTTGATGTAGAAGAAGTGTATTTGAAATTCTCTGCTAATGTAGAGTAAACCAATTTAACTTCTCTTACTGATTTTGTTCTATCCAAAGTTTCGATAACTTTAACCTTCTGTTCGTTAGTCATGTTATGAGCTCTGAATAATTTGTTTGCGAATAATAACTTAGCGTTCAATAAATTCACTTCGTTAATTGTTCTTTGTAATGATTTAATAGTCTTGTAAGCTTCTTGTAAATCTGCTTTCATTTCTTCAGCATCTTCTTCTTCACCTTCATCAACTTTTTCTTCATCACCTTTCATATCCGCTTCCATTTCACGAAGAATTTCTTCTAAATCGATAACTTTGTCATCTTCTTTATCAGTTTCTTCTTCTTCGTTAGTTACAACTACTTTAGGTGTATCTGATTTGTCAGTACCTGCTTCAGAACCATCAGCGTAATTTTCATTAGCTGCATATGGATTTTCTTCTTCAGAACCTTCTTCTTCACCTAATTGTGATTCTAACTCTCTAATAATAGCTTCTAAGTCCATATCATCTTCAGACTCTTCGTCATCAGAACCCATGTCCATTGAACCCATATCATCTCCAGCTGCTGCAAACGGGTCTTCTTCTTCAGTTCCCATTTCCATACCAGCCATTGAATCTTCTTCAGACTCTTCACCTTCTAATTCTGCTAATCTCGCTTTTAATTCTGCGATTTCTGCATCCTTTTCAGATTCGTCATCTCCCATTCCCATATCATCTTCTTCGTTGATATCTGCTACTTTTTTGTAGTCGTCAACTTGTGCACCTGGCTCACCAGATGTAGTTTTAGTTGAACCGCCTTCAAATTCGGTATCAGCATCTAAAGAAGGAGTTGATGTAGAACTACCAATGCTTGATGAGTCTAATTCTTCATCCACTTTTTCAGTTGCATCATCTTCCATTTCTGCTTCTGCTCTCAACTTTTGTGTTAAGATAGATTGTAGTCTTGGAGTAAATGCCTCTTCCAAAGCGATTTTTGCGTTTGCTAATGCAGTTTCTTTAACGGCTTTAGCATCGGCGATTGCTTCTTTCAATAATTTTGAATTTGCCATTTTGCTTTTTTCCTTGTTTTGATTGTGAAGTTATTTGTAGGAAACTCCAATAGAATTATGTTGATTGTTCGGTCACACCTTATAAAGAAGGGTATTCATTAATCAACTATTACCTTTAATAAATCCTATATGAGATAGGATATTTGAGAATAAATATATATTTTTTTTAGAAAACTAAAGAAAGTTAGGAATTATACTTATTTTTTCTTATAGTTTCTTCTCTTTGTAACCTTTTTTTAACTGAATCTTTAATAAAAACTTGTCTTTCTCTTAATTCTTCAATTTGTTTGATGCTTTGAACTTTTCTTTTGTATTGTTTTAAAGCACCCTCTATATTTCCGTTTTTGATATTAATTATCAGCATTACTGATGATTTACCAATTTATATTTAGTTTTATATAATAAAGATACAACAGTATCAATATCGTTTTGAATCCAACTATCTTGTAATTTTGGATTTGTTCTTAGTTTTGCAACCATATTACAAAGTGTTTCAAAATACTTAATAATATTTTTAATATCATTATTCTTATCTAACACTCCAATGCCTGATAATTGAATTAATCCTTCTTTACCCTGATACACTTCTACTAACCCATCAATTAATCCACTAATTGAATCGTAATATTCACCCAATGCAATATGCGCTGAATGAGAACCTATTCCTTTAACACCTAAATGAAATGAATGAGTTTGCGTTCTACTTTGTAATAATAATGATGCTAATTCTTCCATTTAATTTACTTTTTGCAAGTTTTACATTCTTGTAATCCTAATCTTTTTTTCATAACTTGCTCAGATACATCTGCTATTTCAAAGTATCTTCCCAAAACATGTCCCATATCTTCATATAGAGATTCCAATCTTTGTTCTTGTGCTTTTGCTTCTAATGATTCTTTTTCGAATGCAGATTGTAATTTTTTTAATTCGCTCATATTACGCTTAATCGTAACTCTATCAAACCAATCTCCACCCTCTCTTAAAGTATATTCTTGTGCAGCATCTGCAATACCACCTAAAGTTTCTGCAACTTGTCTGATATCAGATTTTCTAGTCATACCTTCTCTATGTTGACCGTATGTTGAAATTATTTCTAAAAAATGTTTTTTCAATTCAGTTGTTAACTGCTGAAGTTCTTCTTCTTCCTTTAATAGGTCTTTTAAGCGTATCATATACTATTTATTTAAAATATCGTTTTTTCTGATTTTTTGAATATATCTCATCAATTCGTTTTTATCCATTCCCATAGCATCAATTACTTTTGCTAATACAAGAATTTCTTTTTTACGATTAAGATTCATTCCTTTGATTTGAGATACCATTTTATCCAAATATCTATTTACCGCTTGTGGTAATGTTGTATCTAAATCATCTAATGCCTCTTTAACCACTTTATTATTAATAGCTTTTCCAGGTACCAAATTTACTAATTTCATATTTGTTAGTTTAATTCTATTATAATTTCTCTCATTAAATCTTGTGACTTACACCACTTACCACACTCATCTGCTACTTGCTTCCAATGCTTTGATTCATTCATAGGTGCCATAAATGCTCCATGTGTTGATGGGTTAGAAACAAAATCCCAACCTACTAATTCAAAATCTTCCTGAACCATTACAGTTCCATCATTCAATTCTTTAACTGAACCTAGCCCTCTTGATGAAATACCTAAACGAATATTATTTTTTAATAGTTCTCTAAGAATATTGCCAGATGGAGTTGATAAGATTTCTACTACACCACACACATCATCACCCTCCCAATATATTTCTCTAATGTTATGAGATACATTCTTTAAATTAATTACGGGAGAATCTGGATGGTCTAATTCACCCAATGCTCTTCTTTCTTTAATGAGTTGTCCGTATTTCTGACATTCTCTTATTAAGATTTCTTTAGGATATCTTCTACCATTTTGATTAGCGGCTCCTGCTCTTTGTAGGATTCCCTTAACTAAATAAGTTCCATTTTCTTCTTGCTGAAGTTTTGCTTCAAACAAATGGGTTTCTATTAATAATCCTTTATTCATTATTTTAAATCCTTTTTAACTTTTTCAACAGCGTTATCCGTTATTGATGAATCATTCCAAGACTTTAATATAATAGTCTTTAATTGATTTTCTAATTCCGTTTCACTTAATTCACCATTTGTTTTATCACTCATTTTTATTATTTGAGTTTTTACATATGGTAAATTTATAATTTTATCAACAGTTGTATTATCAATTCCCTTTTTAGGGTCAACCATTTTAGCTATATCTGATATTGTCTTCTTATCGTTTGATATAGAATCTAAAATTTGTTTAACCTCTTTTTTGTAGTTTTGGTTACCTTGGAAATATTTCATTCCTTTTTGTGCCAAATCTATCATATAGTAAAAAATAATCTTAGCAATTAATATAGTACCAACAGTGGCTATTATATCAACCGCAAGATTTTCATTTACCTTTTTTTTTTAACCGATTCGTTTTTAGCTCTTAATGCTGCTAAATCCGAACCTTCAATCTCACCATCCTTATCAGTATCTAACTTTTCCTGATTTCCAGGTAAGTTTTCATTATATCCTCTCAATTTACCTTCAGATTTTGCTTTATAAGCAGTATCTACGGCATTGAAGAATTTCTTCTTCTCATCATCAGACATATCAGTAATTGATTTACCACATTTATCAAGCATATGCTTAAATAATTGTTGGTAATCGTTTTCTTCTTTCACTACTTGCCTAACAAGTTCTTTTAATTGAGATATTTTCATTTATTCTGCTATTTTGCGAATGTGTTGTTCTAATTTAATGAGTCGCTCCTTTATCTTATAAATATTACTATTTGTTCTTTTCCAAAAATGTTCATTACTTACACCATTTTCAGCTTTTAATTTACCATACCAATTAAGAAATCTTTCCATTTCTGCTAATTGCTTATTGATATTGGAAATACCTTTACCTATTTTGGATGTAGCTGATGAATCTTCTTTTTTTAATTCTAACCAACGATTTTCTTTAACTACACTATATCCAGTCAAATCTGCTTGTTTTTTAGCGTTTGTTTTTTCATCACCTCTTTTAGTAAATGCATTTGGAGAATCATATCCTTGTACATTTGCAGTAGTGTTCATTTCATCAACTTTCAATTCGGCATCTTTATACAAACCACTAACCTTTTGGTCTAATTCGTTTGCTAATGCTTTTTTCTTATTGTTAAGTTGCTTTAATTGTTGGATGTGTTGCTTTTCAGCAGGAGTTCCTTTTGTTTGTTTGTATAAATCCAAATGTTTTTGAATTTGGTCTACAACTTCTCCATATTCTTTTGTAATAGTTTTAACACCTCTAGCTTCTCTAAGAATAAATTCTTTTATTTTATCAGGCAATCCCTTATGAGATGTTGATGCGAAATCTTTAGCATCTTTATCACTCATCGAGTCTGCAGCTTTTGAAACTTCTGGAGATGGAGAATCCATATCACCCTTTTGAGTTGCATGAACCATTCCCATAAATCTTTGTTGTGCTTTACTTTGTGCTGGCATCCTTTAATTCTTTTAAAAGTTCGTATGACATCATCATAGCTGATAAATGCGATTCCTTAATAGCTTTAGCTGATTTAACTTTCTTTAAGTTTGAAATCGTTTCTGCTAATTTAATTTTTGTAACTTTATCAGAAATTTTAGAACCAACTTCTTTTAATCCCTCAACAATTGTATGAACTTCTACTGATACATATTCTTTTAATTTGCCAGTATTATTCATATTATTGATAGAAATTCTCTATTAACAATTTATAAGATATTGCTCTTAAATCATCATCTTGCTTTTTATATTGCTCCATTATAGCATCTTTGATTTTAACATCTTTGTTTTGAATCGAAGAATTAATAATATTTTCAGCAATAGTAAAACGAGATGAAACTATATCAGTTGGCTCGTATTGTTCCTCTGATGTAGTTACTTCAAATATTTTATAAATAGATGCTAATGTTTTATAATTTGAAATAGGAGATTTAATAAACTCATCTAACCCATAAGTTTCTTTAATTTCTTTAATAAGAATGTATTTCTCTTTTGTAAGTTTTTTCTCGTCTAATCTTTTACGAGCTTCGCATATTGTATCAATGAATTTCTCAGCTTTACTTTCTGAATTATATTTTTCATTAATAAGATATTGATATAATTTTAATTCTTTGGATAATTCCTTTTTTGAATTAAAATGCTCTTTTAATATCTTTTCTGCGATAGAATTTATTTTGCCAGACATGATTTCTGAGGTCACTTGTCTAACCAATAATTCAAAAATAAATCCTGTATTTTTAAACTTTGAGTGTTTAATAGTTTTCATTAATTGCTACAATTTTCTGATATAAATATATTTTTATATTACTTTAATTAATTTATTTAGAATCTTCTGTCAAAATAGTCTTTTTATTTCCCATCATATCCTTAAAAATTTCTTTGTAATTCTCTCTTGGTTTATATTTGACAGAACCTTCTTTTTGTTTATTAGATTTTTGACCGAATGGGTCTCTTCCTAATGGATGGTCATCTTTACCATATCTAACCGGGTCTTTTGGTCTACCAACATCTCCTTCAGTTTCCAATTCGGTTTTTAATCTATCCAATTCTTCTTCAACATTTGTTGGCTCTCCTTCTGCACCAGTTGGTTTAGCAGGGTCAACACCCTGTGTTTCAATAGAAGTTAAACGGAATTGTTGTTTAGTATCATCCAACACATCTAATGTTAA